ATGGACCCTTCGATTGCTCCGGCCTCGCGGGCCGCGGTGGTGACGCCGAATGACAGTGCGATTGTCGGGGCGCGGGCGCTCTATATCGGCACGGCGGGCGATGTGGCGATTGCGCTGCGGCGCGATGTGGATCCGGTCGTCTTCAAGAGCGTGCCGGCCGGGACGATCCTGCCGGTGCATGCGGCGATCGTGGCGCTGACCGGGACCACGGCATCCAACATCATCGCGCTGTTCTGAGCTTTTCAGAAGCAACCATGGGCAGACCGACCAAGTTCACCCAGGCGCTGGCGGAAAAGATCTGCGAGCGCATCGCCGACCGGGAAAGCCTGCGGTCGATCTGCCGAGATGAGGATATGCCGGCGAAATCGACCGTGCTCTCCTGGCTTGCCGATGAAAGCAAGGCGGCGTTTCGGGCGCGTTATGCGCTGGCCCGCGAGATCCTCGCCGACGGCTTCGTCGACGAGCTGGTCGAGATTGCCGACGACCGCAGCAATGACTGGATCGAAAAGAAGAACGCTAGCGGCGAAACCACCGGCTGGCAGGAAAATGGCGAGGCGATCCGCCGCTCGCAGCTGCGCATCGCCACGCGGCAATGGGTCGCCGAAAAGCTGAAGCCGAAGAAATACGGCGCCAAGGTCGAGCCCGAACAGGGCGTGACCGGCGAAGTCTCGCAATTGCTGGAAGATATCAATGGCAAAACCCGCGGACTTCCAAACGGCGGTTGACCAGTTTTCCGATTGGCGCTGGCGGCTGAACAATCTCTACTGGATCACCGACAAAGCGGGCAAACGCGTCAGGTTCGAGATGAATTGGACGCAGATGACCTTCTTCGAGCAGATGCATTATCTGAATGTGCTGCTGAAGGCCCGCCAGCTCGGTCTCACCACCTTCATCCAGATCTTCATGCTCGATGCCTGCGTCTTCAATCGCGATATCCGCGCCGGCACCATCGCCCATACGCTGGGCGACGTGCAGACGATCTTCCGGGACAAGATCAAATATCCCTATGACAATCTGCCCGAAGGCATTCGCAACGCCGTGCCCGTCGTCAGGACCAACCAGACCGAACTGCTGCTCGCCAACAATTCGAGCATCCGTGTCGGCACCTCGCTGCGCTCGGGAACGCTGCAATATCTGCATATCTCCGAATATGGAAAGCTCTGCGCCAAATATCCCGAGAAGGCGAGGGAGGTCCGCACCGGCGCCTTGAATACGGTGCAGGCCGGCCAGCTGGTCTTCGTCGAGAGCACGGCGGAGGGCCAGGATGGGCATTTCTATTCGCTCTGCGAGGATGGCCAGGTCAAGCAGCGCCAGGCGGCGAAGCTGACCGAACTGGACTTCAAGTTTCATTTCTTCCCCTGGTGGAAGGAGCCGCAATATTCGATCGCCGCCGATGGCGTCATCCTCAGTGATGCTTTCGTCAAATACTTCAGCCACCTGGCCGACCAGGGCATCACGCTGACGGACGGGCAGAAGGCCTGGTATGTCAAGAAGGCCGAAACCCAGCTCGGCGACATGAAGCGCGAATATCCCTCGACGCCAGCCGAAGCCTTCGAAGCCAGCGTCGAGGGCGCCTATTATGCCGATCAGATGGCGGTGGCCGATGCCGAGGAGCGCATCGGGGTTTTCCCGCATGTCGAGGGTTATCCGGTTCACACCATCTCCGATATCGGCATGGACGATGCCAACAGCGTCTGGCTGTTTCAGGTGCTGCCCGGTCGTGTCAGGATGATCGGTTATTTCGAGCATACCGGCACCGGCATGGACGGCATGCTCGACGAGCTGGCGCGGCGCAGTACCGAGCACGGCTATGTCTACGGCGTGCACAACATGCCGCATGACATCAAGGTCAGGGAATGGACGCGCGGCGGCATGACCCGCATCGAGATCATGCTGAAAGAGGTGAGGGCCCGCGGTCTCGGCACGGTGCGCAAGGTCGAGCGCGCCTATGTCCACGACCGCATCAACGGCACGCGGCGCATTCTGGCAAAGGTCGAGTTCGACCAGGCCGGATGCATCGAGGGCATCAAGTGCCTGAGGAACTACCGCAAGGATTGGGACGAGGATCTCGGCGTCTTCCGCGACGAGCCGCTGCACAACTGGGCCTCGCACGGCGCCGATGCTTTCGGCGGCCTGGCGATCATCTTCACCGGCCTGGCGCCCGAGCCTCTGCGGCAGGAACGTAAGCCGCTGCCGACCTTCCAGACGATGACCTTCAACGAATTTGCCGATTCCACCCCGAGACAGAGCGAGCGTGTTTGATGGAAGACGAGATAACGGCTCTAGAGGGCGGAGAGCGCTGGGATCCGGCAAAGGTCGGCGCCCACTGGCAGCAGGAACTCGAGCGCGCCCAGCGCTATTTCAAATCCTGGCACGACCGCTGCGTCAAGATCGAGAAGATCTATCTCGACCAGCAGTCGGACCAGACGAGCGCGGCCAAGCGCCGCTTTCCGATGCTCTGGGCCAATACCTCGGTGCTACAGCCGGCCGTCTATGCCCGCGTGCCGCAGCCGGTGGTCGAGCGCCGCTTCAAGGACCCCCAGCCTGTGGCGCGCATTGCCTCGGAACTCGTCGAACGCAATCTCGCCTATACAGGCGACGAGGCCGATCTCGATTCCATCATGCGGGCGGTGCGCGACGATTTCCTGCTCTGCGCCCGCGGCACGGTGTGGCTGCGTTATGAGGCCGATTTCGAGCCGCTCGACATGGGCGTCGAGCCCTCGAACCCGCCGGCAGGCCAAGGTCTTGGCGCGCCTGGCGGCATCTTCGACGAGATCGGCGCCATGGGCGGTCCTCAGCCTGAGGTGATCGCCGACGAGCGTGTCTGCATCGATTATGTCCACTGGTCGGACTTCCTGCATTCGCCGGCACGCCGCTGGAAGGATGTCACCTGGGTGGCGCGGCGCGTGCCGATGACCGATGAGGAGATGGAGAAGCGCTTCGGCACGGAGGCGATGACATCGCGCGCGGCGGAAGGTGCCGCCGGCAAAAAGGGCGAAAGCCAGGCCGAGCGTGCCGAAAACGAGGGAAAGACCCATATCTTGGAAATTTGGTGCAAGAGCGAGAACTATACCGTCTGGATCGCCGATGGCGCGCCGGTGGCGCTAGAGGTTTCCGAGCCGCCGCTGGAGCTGACCCATTTCTGGCCGTGCCCGCGCCCGGCCTACGGCACGATGTCGACGAGCTCGCTGATCCCGGTTCCCGACTATGTCTATTATCAGCAGCAGTGCGACGAGATCGATCTCCTGACCAAGCGCATCAACAAGCTGACTGATCAGCTGCGGCTGAAGATCTTCTATCCCTCCGGCGATGGCGCGATCTCGCCGGCGATCGAAAAGGCGATGCGGCCCGAGAACGACATGGTCATGGTGCCGATCCCGGAATGGGCCGCCTTCACCGACAAGGGCGGCTCGAAGGCGATCGTGACGCTGCCGATCGACGAGGTGCAGAAGGTGATCGTCGCCTGCATGGCGGCGCGCAAGCAGCTGATCGAGGATGTCTACCAGATCACCGGCATATCCGACATCGTGCGCGGCGACACGCAGGCGTCGGAGACGGCGACGGCGCAGCGCATCAAGAGCCAGTGGGGTTCGATCCGCATCCGCGACCGCCAGGCCGAGCTGGCGCGTTTTGCCCGCGACATCATCCGCCTTGCCGGCGAAATCATCTGCGACCAGTTCCAGCCGGAAACGCTGATGCTGGTCAGCGGCATCAAGCTTCCGACCATGGCCGAGAAACAGCAGGTGCAAATGCAGATGCAGCAGATGCAGATGGCGGCGCAGCAGGCGGCGATGCGGGCTGAGCAGACCGGCCAGCCGAGCCCGCCACCGCCCGAAATGCCGCCGCGGCTGCAGCAGATGATGGGGCAGCCGACGATCGACGAGGTGGTGCAGCTCTTGCGCAACGACAGCATTCGCGGTTTCCAGATCGAAATCGAAACGGATTCGACCATCGAGCCCGACGAGGACGCCGAGAAACAGCGCCGCATGGAGTTCGTCCAGATGGTCGGCGGCTTCATGCAGCAGGCCGGCGCCATGGCGCAGCAGAGCCCGATGCTGGTGCCCGTGATGGTCGAGACGCTGCTCTTTGCCGCCCGCGGCTTCCGCGCCGGCCGCCAGCTGGAAAGCACGCTGGAGCAGGTGGGCGCCCGGCTCTCACAGGCCGCCAGCGCCCCGAAGCCGGAACCGCAGCCTGCGCCCGGCGAGATGATCAAGCTGAAGACCGCTGAAGTGAAGGCCGGCGCCGAACAGCGCAAGGCCGAGCTCGGCGTAGCGCAAGCCGAGATCGAACATCGCGCCACGGTGGAAAAGGCGCGCGGCGAGATGGCGGCGCAAGCGATTGATGAGATGCGCTCGGCGCAATCCCTCTACCAATAGACTGCCGGGAGCAAAAACATGAGAGAACGCTATTGCCGCGTCTGCGGCGGCTGGCACCAACTCGACCAATGGCCGCAGAGTTGCATGCAGGCGCAAAATGCGGCGCAATCCGATCTGCCGGCGCCGCATTTCGTCAGCGACAGCATCGATATCCGGTCGATGCATGACGGCCGGCATTACACCTCGAAAGCCAAGTTGCGTTCCGAGTACCGCGCGGCCGGCGTGGAAGAAATCGGCAATGAGAAGCCCCGGCCGATCGAAAAACCGAAGACGGATCGCAACGAGATCCGCAAGGAGCTGCGGCGGGTTTACGCCGAATACAACGCCTGACGCATGTCGCGGGACAACGACATGCACAACGCCTGAACCGGGCATCAATCCCCGACATAGGAAATTTCCCAATGGATATGGAAGACCTCAACGAGGCCGGCAACGGCAGCGAAGATTTTGGTGCGTTCGACGACAAGCCCGTCAGCATCCGCGACAGCCTGAAGGCGGCCATCGACACCGTCGAAGGCAGTGGACCGGCCGATGCCGCCGGCCAGCCGCGCGACGGCGAAAATGGCCGCTTCCTCGCCAAGGGGCAGGAACAAGCCGCCGTCCAGCAGGTGCAGCAGGCTGAGAGCCGGGGGCAGGGCGTCGAGCAGCCCGCCGCCGGCGGCAGTCGCGTGCCGCCCGGCTGGTCGGCGGAAGCCAAGGCGCAATTCACAAGTCTTCCCGGCGAGGTGCAGGCAGCGATCGCCAAGCGCGAACAGGAGGTCGATAACGGCTTCCGCGTGCTGCAGGATTACAGGGGCCTCGAGGAATTCACGCCGCTGATCCGCCAGGCCGGCATGACCCATGCCGATGTCATGCGCCGGGCGATCGACTGGGAAAAGGCGCTGATCCGCGATCCCGTCAACACCGTTCTTCACGTCGCCAAGGTGGCCGGGGTCGATCTTCACGCCCTCGTCAACGGTCAGACGGGGGAGACCCTGCAGCGCAATGCGCAGCAGATACAGCCGCAGCCTCGATCCCTCAATGTCGAGGACACGGTCGAACACGTTCTGCGGAAAAGGGACACCGAAACTCAAGTCGATGCCTTCCTTTCCGACCCGGCAAACGCGCATGCCGAAGACGTGCTTGACGACATGGTCGCCCTCATCAACGCCGGGCGGGCATCGTCGCTTCAGGACGCCTACGACGCCGCATGCTGGATGCGCCCGGACATTCGCCGCCAGTTGATCAGCCAGACTGCGCAGCCGCTCCACCAACACCAAGCCCAGAGGGCCGCAGCGGCAGATCAAGCCCGCCGCGCCTCGCGATCCATCTCTGGCTCCTCCGCACCGGGCCCGACCCGCGACGCGGCAAGAGGCCAGCCCACCTCCATCCGGGACTCGCTGCGCGACGCCATGCGTTTTTCGCGCGGCCAAGTCTGATCAAAGGCCAATTCTGATCAAAGGAATGATCGATGCCCATCTCGCCCAACCTCTCTGAAATCGTCACCACGACGCTGCGCAACCGCAGCGGCACGGTCGCCGACGACGTCACGAAGAACAACGGTCTTCTCACCCGTCTCAACAGCCGCGGCCGCAAGAAGCCCATTTCCGGCGGCCGCACCATCGTCCAGGAACTGCAGTACCAGGAAAATTCCACCTTCAAGCGCTATTCCGGCTACGACATCCTGAACGTCCAGCCCTCCGACGTCATCACCGCCGCCGAATACGATCTCAAGCAGGCCGCGGTCGCCGTCTCCATGTCGGGCCTCGAACAGCTGCAGAATTCGGGCGAGGATGCGATCCTCGATCTGCTCGAGCAGCGCATCGAGAACGCCGAGACGACGCTGAAGAACAACATCGCGCTCGATTGCTATTCCGACGGCACGGCCGATGGCGGGAGGCAGATCGGCGGCCTGCAGCTGCTGATCTCGACTTCGCCGACCTCTGGCACCGTCGGCGGCATCTCGCGCGCCACCTGGGGTTTCTGGCGCAACCAGAAATTCTCGGCCTCGGCCGACGGCGGTGCGGCCGCCACCAATGCCAACATCCAGAGCTACATGAACCGGCTCTATATGTCCTGCGTGCGCGGCTCCGACGCGCCCGATCTCGTCGTTGCCGACAACAACTTCTTCCGCCTCTACTGGGAATCGCTGCAGGCGATCCAGCGCATCACCTCGGCCGACAAGGGCATGGCCGGCTTCCAGTCGCTGCAATACATGGGCGCCGACGTGATCTTCGACGGCGGCTTCGGCGGCGGTGCGCCTCTCAACCAGATGTTCTTCCTGAACACCAAATACCTGTTCTACCGCCCGCACCGCGACCGCGACATGGCGCCGATCGGCGATGAGCGCGTGAACACCAACCAGGATGCCTTCGTGCAGCTCATGGGCTTCGCCGGCAACCTCACCATGAACAACGCCTTCCTGCAGGGCGTGCTGTTCGCCTGATCGAACGAAAGGAACAAGCAAATGTCGATCGCAACCATCCAGTCCGATCGTCTTGGCGCGAACCCGTTCGTCGTCGAAGGCCCGATCGTCTCCGGCTCCGGTATTCCGGGCCCGAATTTCGCCCTCGGCGCTATCGCCGGCGGCGACCGTGAATCCGAATGGGTCTATTGCCAGCTGGTGCTCGCCTCGCAGACGACCCTGCAGCCCGGCCAGTGGTTCCAGTGGACCCGGGATTATGTCGCCTCGCTGCTGACCACGGCGGCTGCCGTCGTCGGCCAGCGCTGCGGCGTCTTTTCCGGGGCTGCCCAGCCGCCGACCGTGACCGGCGGCCCGGTCGGTGCCGTCACCCTTGCAGCCGGCACCTATTACATCTGGCTGCAGCGCAACGGCCAGGCGCCGTCGCAGGTGGCGACTGCAACGGCCGCCCTCGTCGTTGCCGAAACCACCGCCACCGCAGGCCAGGCAAGTGCGCCTGCCTCGGCCACCACAACCACCAAGGCGATCGCCAACGTCAACTTCGCTGCCGCCAACCAGACCTTCACCGCAACCACCGTCAACGGCTCCAACCTGTTGACCAGCCTTTCCGGCCTCAATGCCGGTTCCGGCCCGTTCATCGGCGCGGCGGTTGCCGGCACGGGTATTGCGGGTGGCACGACGATCTCGGGCATCACCTACAATCCGAACGGCGTTGTCCAGAGCATCACGCTCTCGGCCAATGCCACCGCCAACGGCACGGGCATCACCATCACCGCGACGGGCGTGCTCGAAGCGACGCTGATGCGGCCGTTTCTGTCGAAGGTGAATTAACGCAAGCCAACGGGCGTTTCGGCGCCCGTTTCGCCGACCTCTTTTTGAGGGGCAGGCCGCGCCCTCCAGCGCGAGCGGCGAGCACGCTTTGTCAACATCACACTAGGCGCATCCCCACCCATCCACATCTCCCCGCCATCAACAGCGAGCAAGCACCATGCCCGACAACACCGGAATTTATGCCTCCTTCAGCCTCGAGCCGGTCGAACAGACCTTTCTGACCGAGAAGGAGGGCCGGCCGATTTTTGCCGATAAGGAATTCGTCCGCATTTTCATCGCAGGCGACAAGCATACCGAAGTCTACCGCGAGGTGACCGACAACGACAAACAGCGCTTTGCCGACGCCTATAAGCGCTTCAAGGAAGGGGCCGAGGCCCGCGAGCAGCTGACCGGCACGCCGCTTTCGCAGTGGCCCTACCTGAAGCCCAGCCAGATCAAGGAGATGGAGGCGGTCAATATCTATACCGTCGAGCAGCTCGCTGCCCTTTCCGACACCGCCAAGCAGAAGATCGGCATGGGCGCCAACGAACTGACCGCCGCCGCCCGGGCCTATCTCGCAACCGCCGAGAATTCCAGCGCCGCCTCTGCTTTTGCCGCCGAAAACGAGCGGCTGAAGGGCGAGGTCACCCGCCTGCAGGAGCAGATGAGGGAGATGGCCTTGCGTTTCGAGGCGATCGAAAAGGACGGTGAAGGCAAGGGCCGCAGCCGGCAGGCGGCCTGAGGAAGCGCTGAACCAACATCCTGCTCTGAACCGGAGATCTCCCGCATGTCGCTGCTGACCATCATTCAGAATGTCTGCGCCGAGATCGACCTCGATCCGCCGACGGCTGTCATGTCCTCGGCGGATCCGCAGATCATGCAGCTGCGCATCCTCTCCACCCGCGCCGGACGCGACCTGATGCGCGAGCATGACTGGTCGGCGCTCTCGGTCGACCGGCAATTCACCGCGACGGGCGCCAACCCCGAGCCGGCCGAGCCGCCCGCTGACTGGGACCGCTTTGCCGCCAATGCGAAGATCTGGAACGCTTCGCGCCTCTGGCAGTTGAACGGCCCGGTGGAGCCGCAGACCTGGCAGCGCCAGACGATCCTCAATTCGAACCCGGTGCCGCAGATCTGGCGTCTGGCCGGCGGCAAGCTCGACATCTACCCGAACGCCGCGGGCGAGACGATCAGATACCAATATATCTCCGGCTTCTGGGTGGCGGTGAATGGCGGCGCGAGTTTTGCCGGCAACTGGGCCAACGACACCGATACCGCCCGTTTCCCCGAAGACCTTCTCGAACTCTCGCTGATCTGGCGCTGGAAGCGGGCCAAGGGCCTCGATTACGGCGAGGAGATCGCCAGTTTCGAGCGCGCCAAGGAAGCCGCGATCGGCGCCGATCGCGCCGCAGCGCCCGTCGACCTGTCGCTGCCGGCGAGGGGCCAGGCGCTCGAGAATTATTGGCCCGGCACGATCACGGGGGCAAATCCATGACCCGCAGACCTGTTCCCCCCAACGGCCGCACCGGCCGCGTTTCGCCGGGCAAAGACTGGACCGCGCCGATCGGCGGCTGGCGAACCGATGTCGAGATGGCCGATATGCCTGCCGATGCGGCCTTTCAGCTCGACAATTTCTTTCCCGAAGCCAACCGGGTTCGCGCCCGCTACGGCTTCCTTCCCTTCGCCACCGGTCTCGGCGGCGACGTGCAGACGGTGATTGCCTATCCCGGAGTCGGCAACAGGCTGTTTGCCGCCGCCGGCGACAAGATCTTCGACGTGACGGTCGGCGGGGCTGCCGGTGCGCCCGTCGTCTCCGGCCTCGCCAGCGCCCATTGGTCGGTGCAGCAATATACCAACCCGGCCGGCCAGGAATTCCTGCGCCTGGTCAACGGCCTCGACACGCCGCTGCTCTTCAACGGCGCCTCCTGGACGAACAATTTTCTCACCGGCACCGCAACGCTCGCCACCCAGAACGTCGCCATCCGCAACGTGGCCTATACGCTGAGCTTCTTCGGCACCGGCTCGGTGGCGCTTTCCGGCGCCTTCGCCGCCACGCTGAACGGCACCGGCGTCGCCAACCGGGTATCGCTCACCTTCACGCCGGCGGCCGGCACGCTCACCGTCACCGTGACGGGATCGGTCACCAATGCGCAGCTGGAAAAAGGCTCGGTCGCCACACCCTATGTCCCATCGACGATGATCACGGGCATTCCGGACGCCTCGCTGCTGATCGCGGTGACGGCCTATCGCTCGCGCCTGTGGTTCATCGAGAAGAACTCGACCAATGTCTGGTATCTCGCCACCGATGCGGTCAGCGGCACGGCGACGGTCCTGCCGGTCGGCGGCAATATGAAATATGGCGGCACGCTGGTTGCGATCAACGTCTGGACCATTCCGGTGTCCACAGGCCTGCAGCAATGCCTGGTGCTGATCTCTTCGGAAGGCGAGGTGATCGTCTTCCAGGGTTCCGATCCTTCGAATGCGGCCAATTGGAGCCTGATCGGCACCTTCAAGCTCGGCCGGCCGCTCGGCAGCGATCGCTGCCTGCTGTCGGTCGGCGCCGATCTGGCGATCATGACGACCGACGGCATCGTGCCGATCACCAAGGCGGTGCAGCTCGATCGCGGCGCCACCAGCCTTGGGGCGATTACCGCCAGGATTGGCCCGACATGGCGCGAGACGGTGGCCGCCACCGGCACGACATCCGAGGAGTGGCAGCTTTCGAGCTTCCCGGCCCGGCAGATGGCGATCGTCAACCTGCCGTCCTCCTTCGGCCCTTATCAATATGTGATGAACACCGAAACCGGGGCCTGGTGCCGCTTCGTCGGCATGTCGGCCTCCTGCTGGGCGACATGGCAGGACCGGCTGTTCTTCGGGGCGGCCGACGGCACGGTCTACGAGGCCGAGGTCGGCGCCAACGACAATGGCGTGGCGATCGACGCGCTGATGGTCGGCGCCTGGAGCCGCTATGGCGACGGGCTCTCGACCAAGCTCTCGAAGCTGATCGGCGTGACGGCGCAGATCGGCGTTTCCACGGTGATGTATGCCGGGATCTCAGTCGATTACCAGAAGCGCTGCTCTCCTCGGTCGAAAACAATGCGGCGGCGAAATGGGGAACGGCGATCTGGGGCGTGTCGAAATTCCCTGGCATTTCGCTGGTGCGCAGATTCGCCTCCGCCGGCGGCGCGGGCTCGGCGCTGGCGCCGACGATCCGGGCGCTGATCTCCGGCTCATCCGGCTCCGTCTCCGAGGCCGCCGTCGTCGGCGGCTCGGTGCTTTACGAAAAGGGTGCGCCGATTTGATCGTCAGCCAACCCAGCGAGGAGATCGCCGCCTGGGTGGGCGGCAGGATCGGCGTCACCTTCCACCCGCCTTACACCACGCTTGCCCAAATCGACCGCGGCCGGATCATCGCCGGCTTCGTCTTCAATGTCTGGAGCGAACATGACGTCGAGGTTTCGCTGGCCGCCGACCGGCTGACGCGGACGCTGATGCGATCGGTCTTCCGCTATGTCGCCCATCAACTCGGCTGCCGCCGCGCAACCGCCAGGACACGGGCCGACAACATCGTGACCCAGACGATGCTGACAAGGCTCGGCGCCCGGCTGGAAGGCCGCCAGCAGGCCTATTTCGACGAGTGCGACGCGCTGCTTTACGCAATCATGAAGGAGGATTTTCCCTATGGTCTCCACGCCGAAGGCCCCGAAGGCGCCTGATCCGACACAGACCGCGGCGGCCCAGACGGCCACCAACGTCGACACCGCCATCGCCAATGCGGGACTGAGCCACACCAACCAGTACACGCCGGATGGTTCGCTGGAATACAAAGTCAGCGGCTACCAGACGATGAAAGATCAGACCGGCAAGACCTACCAGCTGCCGACCTATTCCGCCTATCAGACCTATTCGCCCGAGAACCAGGCGATCTACGACCAGACGCAGCAGACGCAGCTCGGCCTTGCCAGGCTCGCCAACGACCAGACCAACAAGATCTCCGGCGTGCTCGGCACCAATGTCGATCTGAGCGCCGGCAATGTCGACAAATACGTCAACGACCATTGGCAGTCCGGCTTCGACAACCAGTGGGACCGCGACCAGGCGAGCCTCGATCAGAGCCTGGCCGACAAGGGCATCTCGATGGGCTCGGCTGCCTACGACAACGCCATGCGCGATTTCTCCACCCGCAAGCAAGCCGCCTCCGACCAGTATCTCGGCGACATGTATTCGAATGCCCAGAACGCCATCCTGACCGAGCGCAACCAGCCGCTGAACGAGATTTCGGCGCTGATGTCGGGCTCGCAGGTGCACCAGCCGAGCTATGTCAATTCGCCGACGACGCAGCTGCCGACTGTCGATCAGGCCGGGCTGATCAATGAGAACTACAATCAGAAAATGGGCCAGTACAACCAGCAACTGGCCAAGTCGAACGCGGCGATGGGAGGCCTGTTCGGGCTTGGCGGCTCGCTGCTCGGCGGCTGGGCGATGGGATCGGACCGGCGGCTGAAGGAGAATATCAAACGTGTCGGCACGCTGGATAACGGCCTGCCGGTCTACGCCTTCCGCTACAAGAAGGGTGGCCCGGTACAGATCGGCCTGATGTCGGAAGATGTGCGGGAGGTTCACCCGGAATCGGTGTTCGAAGCTGCCGACGGGTTCGATCGCGTCGATTACGAAAGGGCCGTCGCATGATCCCAACCATCTCAGGCGGCAATACCGGCAGAAAACAGAGTGATATCGACGACCAGCGCAAGCAGCTGGCCTACGCGATGTTGCAGCAGGGCATGGATACCAGCCCGGTGCAATCGCCCTGGGAAGGGGTCGCGCGGCTTGCCGAGGGCGGGCTCGGCGGCCTGGCGGTTCGCCAACAACGGCAGGCGCAGCAGGCAGGCGCCGGTCAAGGTGCCGGCGCTCCGACAGGCCAGCCTTCCACGTCGGCACCGGCCTCTCCCGGCTTCCTGTCGCTGTTCTTCGGTGGCGGACCGACGCGCCGGACTGGCGGCTGAAGAAGGACATCTGCCGCGTCGGCGGGGGATAACGGCCTGCCGGTCGACCCTTACCGATGGACGGCGGTCCGATCCGGATCGGCCTCGTGTTCAACAATGTGTGAAAAATCCATCCAGACGCCGTGTTCAAACATGCAGACGGTTTCGACCGCGTCTTCTACGAAAGGGCAGTGGACCAATGTCACTAGCGTCATTCATTTTCGGCGGCGATACCGGCAAGACACAGGGCGACATCAGCGACCGGCGCAAGCAGCTGGCCGATGCCATGCTGCGGCAGGGCATGGAGTCGGGTCCCATACAATCCCCTTGGCAAGGGGCTGCGCGTCTTGTCCAGGCCCTCCTGGGTGGGCTGGCGATCCGCCGGCAGGAGCAGCAGGCAAGCGGCGACGGCAGCGCGACGCCGCCCGGCGATCCGGGCGACTATCCCTTCGCGCCGCTGCCTGACAACGGGCCCGTTCCGCCGGAAAGGCCCAATCTCGACCCGCTGATGACGACGGACGACCGCGGCGAACAGCCCATGGCCACGGCCGCCCAGCCCGGCGCCGGTCTCTTCGCGCCGCTGCCCGACAACGGGCCCATTCCGACGCCGAAGCCCTATCGCGACCCGATGGTCACGACGGACTATCGACGGGAACAGCCCATGGCGGCCGGTCAGCCTGGCGATGACGCCCTCGCTCCGCCTGCCAACCCTCCCATTCCGACGCCGCGGCGCTATCGCGACCCGATGGTGACGACCGACGATCGCCGCGAGCAGCCGATGGCGGCCGATCAACCGGGCGACGATGCCTTCGCTCCGCTGCCTGACAACGGACCCATTCCCTCGCCGAGACCTGGCTATCGCGACCCGCAGGTGACGACGGACAAGCGCCGCCAACAGCCAGCGGCGCCAGCTGCTGGCGGCGGCGGCGCCGGATCCGCAAACGACGGGGCAGAGCTTCAAACCATTCTGTCCGATCCCGTTCGTAGTGCCAAACTGCCGCCCGGCATGCGCAACAACAATCCCGCCAATCTCAAATACGCCGGGCAGCATGGGCCAGGGATCATCGGCCCTTCCGAGAACACCGATCAGGGCGACCCGCAAGTCGTCTATGCCACGCCGGAAGCGGGCATGCGGCACAATGTCTGGCAGATCATGAGGAAGTATCGAAAAGGCATGTTGACCCCGAATCAGATGATTGCTGGAGCCGGCGGATGGACGCCTAAATCTTTCACGGCGGCTGCCAACATTGCGCAAATGATGGGCATCGACCCTGACGACGATCTGCAACTGACCGACCCGGCAATGGCAAAGAAGTTTGTTCGCGCCCTCATCACTCAGGAACAGGGAACATCCGGCGCTCTTTATCCGGACAGCATGATTGAAGCGGCAATCGCAGCACAGTCCAAGGGCGTTGCCCATGCCGTGCCGTCCCAGCCGGCCAAGGGGCCCGTTCCCACGCCGAGGCCGGAATATCCCGATCCGCAGATGACGACCGACGAGCGCCGCCAGCAGCCCTCGACGGCGCCCCAGCTGCCCGGCGACGATCTCTTCGCTCTACCCGATAAAGTGCCCGTTCCCACACCGAAACCCGGCCGCCACGATCGGCAGGCGGTAAGAGGCGCGCCCAGCCAGCAACCCGCCGACTCCGATGTCTTCCACGGCTTCATGGACACGGTGAAGAACGGTTACAAGACGAAGAATGGCTCGGTCATCCAGGTCACCAACCCCTACGGTCTGGCGGCCATCGCCTCGACCGGCCAGTCCGAAAGCCGGTTCTCGAGCAAGCGAGCCAACAGCTCCTGGTCCGATCCGAGCGCGAGCGGAAAGAAGGGCACCTCGGGCGGCATCATGTCGTGGCGCAATACCCGCCTGCAAGCGCTCTACGATTTTGCGGCTCAAAAGGGGGAAAAGGTGGGGGCGATCAGCCCGCAGACGCAGGCCGAATTCTTCCTGCAGGAGAATCCCCACCTGATCGCCAGGCTGAACGCCGCCAAATCACTCGAGGAAGCGCAATCCCTCATGAACAGAGCCTGGGCTTTTAAAGGCTATAATGAGCGTGGAAACCCGGAGGTCTCCAACCGGCTCGCCAGAGCCAGGGGCTTCATGCCGCAGTACCAAACGGAGGGCACTGCCGATCCCTTCGCTCAGCCCGGCAATCCACCGATTGCGACGCCGAGCCAAGGCTCTCGCAACCCGCAGGAGACGATGAAGCGAGGTCAGAAACAGCCATCGGCGGACGCACTCGTGCGTGCACTGCTTGGACGGCAGCAAACTGGCCTGTGGTAGCCGGTTCAGGCTTCTGCGGACGACTAACGACTGCACAACAAAAGGCCTCGCAATTCGCGGGACCTTTTCCTTTTTGGAGACGGTAAATGCCCAGAAACCCATCAACCGGCGTCTATTCAAAACCCGCCGGCACGACACCTTCCGTTGGTCAGATCATTGATCCCGCACCGTGGAACGCGCTGACCACCGACCTCGGCAACGAAATCACCAATTCGCTGCCGCGCGACGGCTCAGCGCCGATGATCGCGCCCCTCAAGGCCGCGGGCGGAACCGTGTCTGCGCCGGGCATCGGCTTTGCCTCTACCCCGCAGACCGGCCTCTATCTGAAGGGCGGCGGCCTGCTCGGTTTTGCCCAGAACGGCGTCGACGTCTCCTTCGATCAGGCTCTGGTCTATGCGGCGAAGTCAGGCGATTACATGGCGCTCGCATCCGACGGCAGCGCGGTTCATCGCTTTACCGCGGCAGCCACACTCACCCTGACCGCAGCATCGACGCTCGGCGCAAACTGGCACTATTGCGTTATCGCCGATGGCGGGGACGTGACGATCGATCCGAACGGCTCGGAGACGATCGACGGCGCGGCCACCCTCGTCCTCAAGGATGGCTATAGCGTCAACATCATATGTTCCGGTGCGGCTTTCTTCACCAACAAGCTCTTCGCCAGGATCCAGAGTAAAGCCGACAGCGCGGCGGTCGGCGACTTCGTCGTCGGGCTCATCCTTTCCAACAACGGCGGCACCCCGAACACCCATATAGATTTCACCGCCGGCTCTGCCAGGTCAGGGGCGAGTTTCGTTTCCAGCGCAGCCTCATTCACAAAGAGGGTGACGGGAACGTTTGCCGCCGGAATGGGCGCGGGCGGCCTCGACGCCGGCGCGGTGGCAGCAAATGCGACTTATTTTGCCTATGCCTTGCGCAAGGACGCAGACCTGTCTTTCGACGTGGTTCTTTCGAGTTCCCCAACCATTGGCGGCATCACCACGACGCTGCTCACCGGCTATACCGTCGTCAAATGCATCGGCGTCGTCCTGACCGATGGAAGTTCGAACATTCGGCCGTTTGTCATGTATCCCCGTGACGAATATACCTTCCTGACGCCGGTCAAGGATGCGATCGGTGCCGCTATCACCACGACCTCGGCGCTCCTGGCCCTGACGGTGCCGAATGGGGTGAAGGTCAAATCGAAGCTGCGTTTTGAGTTTACGTCGTCGGCAACGACCAACGCAGCTCTGCTATCCGACCCTGCACAAGGTTCGCTTGTTGCAGGCGCCGGCAGTGATGGCGGCAACGTCGGCACTATCCAGGTAGCGAGCAGTTTCGCAGTGGGGTCGCAGGAGATATGGACAAATACAAGTCGGCAAATTCGCGTGGTCTTAGGCGGCTCTACCGGCAGTATCTGGATCTGGAACGATGGCTTCCATTTCCCTTGCGGAAGGAGCTCTTGAATAAGCTCCACACCTATGTTTGACATGCTGGCAGCACGCCAGGAGTTGAAATGGCACAGGTCGACAAGGCATCATATCGCAATCGAGGCGGCGTAATCCAGCGACTCGTCACTGCTTATAAGCGCTACCGCTACTTCACAGCGGCCGGCGAGAATCTTGTGGTGAAGCGCAGCGCTGAGTTCCGCCTGGTCGCCCATGCCGTCCTTAAGGTCGGCGATAACGTCACCATTCAAGATCAGTCGTTCTTTCAACTTACAATGCCAGAGCCCAAAGTCTTCATCGGCAACAACACCGTAATCGGCCGGCGCAACATCATCACGGCGAAGAACCGGATATCAATCGGCAATGATGTCCTGATCGGCTCTGATGTCCAGATCATCGATCACGGCCACGGCATGAGGCGCGATACGCTGATCAGGCTTCAGAAGGCCGAAATTGGCTTTGTCAAAATTGGTGATGATGTCTGGATCGGCGCGGGTGCCAAAATATTGTGA